CCAGTGATCGGGTCGCACCACTCGAGCGCGAGGAGGATCACGCGGGCGCCGCAGCGCTTGCACCGTCCGGGTAGGGGGCGGATCATGCGAGCCGCCTTCCCGCCATCGCGTACCCGGGGCGCGGCGCCGGTGCTGCCGGACCGACGACATGACGGTCGATGCGGACCAGCCGTCCCTGCTCGAAGACGCGGACCTCGACCCGGCCGTCCGGGCACTGACGTGACTCGGTCCATGACCGGGCGCCGGTGCGCTCCCGCCGGGCCTGCTCCCGCTCGCGTGCTCGCTCGACGAGCGCGTAGCCGCGCACCAGCTCCTGGCGGGTGAGCGCCGGGCCCTCCCACGGGAGCGCCATCTCGCGTCCGTACTCGGCCATCAGAACAGCTCCTCCCCCGCGGTGTCGTCGGTGTCCGCGCTCCCATCAGCGTCCTGGGCGAGCAGCGAATCGAGGAGCTCGTTCGCGGCGGTGAGCTCGTCGACCGTCATCCGGTCGAGGGTGACCGCACCGTCCGCTGCCCAGTCCGCCATGCGGCTCCGCACCCAGCCCGGCGCGGACTTCACGCGTTCGACGTGCTCGCGCACCGCGTCGCGGTCCGCCCGCGGTGGCGGCGGCGTGCCGTCGTTCAGCCAGCCGAGATACGTCCGGGCTGCTTCCCCGGCCCGCCCGGGTTGGATCACCTTGTCGGCGAGCACGTCGCAGCGCGACTTCGTGATCGTGATGCGATGCTCCAAGTCGAGGTCGCCGACGAGCTGGAACTCGTACTCGATCCCGGCACGTTGCACCGGGGCCATGCCGACCTTCCGCGGGACCTGCTGACCGCGATCGTTCGTCTCGAGGACGTACTCCATCTTCGAGCGCATCGTCACGATGACGTGCATGTCGAGAGCGAGGAACGTGTCGACCATGTGACGCTGCAGCGGCGTGCCGTGCTTCCAGCCGGCGAACGTGTTGCCCTTCGCCCGCTGACCGGCGGCGTCGACCTCGTCGAGCACGCCGCCTTCGCCCTCCCAGAAGTGGGAGAGGCTGTCGACGACCACGACCGCGTAGCGGGCCTGCTCGGCTTCGCGCAGCATGCTGACGAGACGATGCACGTCGTACGGCGGTGCGAACCTGGCGACATCGAAGTGAAAGCGGTCGGCGTACAGACGTGCCGAGTCCCGCTCGGTGTCGATGACCGCGACGGTGCCACCATCGGCGAAGACCGTCGCCCATTCGAGTGCCGTCCAGGTCTTGCCGGACCCGGTCGGGCCTGCGAGTGCGACACGCGCACGCAGCTGCGACTTCTCGGCCGGGACGAAGATGCTCACGCGACGACCTCGATCGTGTAGCCGCGACGCTCGACATGGCAGAACTCGTCAGGGTCGATGCCCCGGTCTTTGAGCGCGCCGAGCCGAGGGGCGCCGAGGTTCCAGACGTGCAGCACCTTGTCGAGCGGCGTCGGGTCGGTGATCTCCCCGGTCGTCTCGTCGACGATGCGCGTGTCGAGCACCGCGCGGAGCAGGTCGTCCTTGTGCCACTGGGTGCGGTCCTTCTTGACGCGGCGCACGAACGTGCCGACACCGTCGACGGTGATCTGCCGGTCGCTCATCCGCTCGGCGAGCTGCTGGGTGAGCAGAGACCGGATCTGCTGCAGGACCCGGTTCGCGTCCTCGATGACCGCGTAGGCGGTGAGCGCGTCCGGTTCGGGGAGCGCGACGATCCCATCCACGTCGAGGCCGTGGATCGCGTCGTGGACGAGACGGACCGTGGCGAGCGCCTCGACCTGCTCGGCAGTCATGCCAGCCCCCTCGCGGCGCGCATCGCGTCGGCGTAGACGCCGAACACGTCGAGGCGGGCCGGTGCTGCCGGCGCGGGCCCGCCTGCCGGGTGCTGCTCGATCGCCGGGCGGGGATGCCCCGCCGATGCGGCCTCGGCGAGGAAGCCGACGAGCGTCTGCCAGTCCGAGAACGCGATCTCGATGCTGCGCCGTGACGTGCGCTCGACGAGCAGCACGGTGCCGCTGCTCGTGCCTTCGGCGTGCCAGCCGTCGCCGAGGGTCACATGGATGACCGTCTCGAGGACTGCCGGGGGCGGCATGTCGTCATCTGTGCGGTCGTCGAACTCGACGCTCATCTGGGCCTCGATCATCCGGTCGAGCAGCGAGAGGGCGGACTGCTGCAGCTCGGTCACGGTCCGGGCCAACGCTTGCCACGCGGCGTCCCGAGCGATGACCTCTGCAGCGGCCCGAGCGGTTTCCCCAGCGACATCCCAGGCGATGTGCCAGAAAGCGGACCGTGCAGCGGCCCGAGCGGCAGACCAGCCGGAGGTCCCAACGGCGTCCCAGGTGGAGGCCCCAACGGCGTCCCGCGCAATGCCCCAGGCGGCGTCTCGAGCGACGCGCGCATCCTGGCGCGCCCGAGCCATGATCGGCAGCGCCTGCTCGATGAGATCGGTCGATGTGATCTCCGGTAGCCCTTCCAGGGCCGCAGCCGAGCCGGTGAGGCCCGCCCGCCTGAGCCACGCCGGCATGAACGTGCGGATCAGCCAGTCAGACGCCATCCAGGCCCGGGCCCGCTCAACCGCTGGCGGCGCGGCAGTGCCGACCAGTCGCGGGATGTACGGCTTGAGCATCTGCCGGTCGATGTCGTCCAACGTGTCGTTCCATGTGCGGAGGAACACGCCGATCACATGCGATGCGCACTCAGGATGGTCCGACCACGGTTCGCCGGCCACGTAGGCGACAGCCTCCATGACGCTCATCGCGCTGCCGGGATCGTGCCGCCCGGCGCTGAGGGTGAGACGGTCGAGGTCGAGTTCCGGCGTCATGTAGGCTGGCTCCTGCTCAGGGACGGCCCTGGCCCCACTCGTTGTCAGGCGGAGGGGTCGGGGCCGTCGTTGTCGGTGGGGTCCTGGCGGACGTGGTCGAGCACGGTGAGGCCGAGGACGGCGGCGAGCACCGCGGCGCCGAGCGACGCGCAGATGAGGCAGCTCCCCCAGCCGGTCATGCGACCGCCGCCTCGTCGGTGTCGGCCTGGTCGTCGATCTCGTGCGCTGCGACCTCGTTGGGGTTGCACACGAGGACCCGGACGTTGACGACCAAGGCGTCGGCGATACGACGAATCACGACGCCGCTTCCCGGCTTGCGCCCGGCGAGCATGTCGCTCAGGTATTGCGGCGAGATCTGCGCTGCCCGTGCCAACTCTGTCTTCCGGAGGCCCCGTTCGGCGATCCACGCCGCTAGGGCGTCAGGGTTGATGCGGAGTGCCGGCTTCATGATGAGCGCATCATAGCGAAGCCAGGCGTAGCCGTCAAGGATAGGTACTTCACAGACCGAGTGCTGCTCCGAGCTCTTCATACGTGAAGTAGTGCGCGGGGTCGTCGTCGATGGGTTCGACGTCGGGCGCGAAGTCGGGATGCTGGGCAAGCTGGATGCTGATCTGCCAGTCGGCCAGGTAGCCGAGCATGTTGAACATCGCTCGACCGATGGCCTGGTCGTCGTCGAGGGGGCCATCCGGCCAGACCTCACGAAGGCCAGCGAAGAACTCGTGGCGCTCATCCTCGTCGAGTTGATCGAAGACGTGGCGCGCGATGCGGTCGATCTGGTGGACGTCGGGCGGGCACGGGTAGAGCACTGGGCCCATGGCGGTCCTCTCGGTCGGGGTCCGATCACATGTCTACCCGACATGCAGCCTCCATGCACATCATCAGCCTGTGAGAACGCGAAGAAGCCCCCACCCTGGGCCAGGGTGGGGGCTTCTCGGCGCTGCAAGCCCGAGAGAGGGGGGGGGGGATCGGGCTCCCGGTGCGCGCTCTCAGCGGTCGTCGACGGGCATCTCGTACGCCGTCCTGCACACATGCACCTGCCAGTGCCTCGTCTGCCAGAGGAACCCGCCGGTGAACCGGATCAGGATCCCGCCGAGGAGGCGCCGGCGACCCAGGGTGCTCACCGGCGGTGCTCGCACGGGTCGACACCCGGCGGGTAGCCCTGCTGCTCGGCGAGCCGCCGCACCCACGCCTTCGCTTCCCTGGCGTCTCGTGCTGCGGCATCGACCACGTCGCGCAGCGTCGTCCCGCCGTTCGTGAGGAGCTGCGCCTCGATCGCGGCGAGGCGCGGTTCGACTGCCTCCTGATGCCATTCGCGGGCACCGTCGAGGATGACGCCGCGGAGCCATGCGGCGAGCGGATCGGAGACGAGATGCCGCCACGCCCAGCGCACCCATCGGAGGCGTGACACTGCAGCGAGGAAGGTGAGGACGACGAGCACCGCGCCGCAGAACGCGGCGATGTCGGTGAGCCTCTGCGGGATCTGCGAGACGATCATTGGGGGACCTGCTCCCACGGGACGTCGACGAGGCCGTGACGGTCGAGAAGATCCCGGATGCGTTCGGCATGCTGTTGATCGACCGCACCGGCGACGAGATGCGCGTGGCCCTTCTCGACGCGGATGACCTGCCAGCCGTACGGGCTGAGGAAGATCGCGTACATGGTCACCCCTGCTGGAAGTGCTCGGATCGGCCCTCGTGGTGGAGATGCACGAGGAGCTGGTGGGCGACCCAGCCGATCAGCCCGCCGATCAGCCCTGCGACACTGACGACCGCAGCGCCGACCAGGGTGATGTCACGCTCGAGGCGGCTCATCCGGGGGAACATGGCGGGTCACACTCGGATGGTTGCGCCGTCGATCACGTCGGCGACGACTGCCCTCACGTCGGCGGCGGTCACCCCGCCGCTGCTGCCCGGGCCGGTGCCGGGCCGCCAGTCACCGCGGGTGTAGCGGCTCAGCGTGTCGATGAGCGGCTCCGTGCCGAACGGCGGCGCCTTGGTGCCGTCGACGATCGGGATGCCGTGCTTCTCCAACGCGTCCCATGCTTCCTGATGGATCGCGTAGTGGCCGCGTGGCGCGTTGTAGGCGATCTCGGCGATGATCTGCAACCCGTCGACCTTGAACGTGCGCGGGTTGCCGGGAGCAGGGCCGGGGATGACAACGTGGTACACGGGAGCATGACCTCCTTGTCGGGCGCCGCCGCCGGTGACGTACGCCATGAACCGATCCCAGGGGAACGCGGCACCCGGATCGGAGCGGAACGCCTGCCCGCCGAGCGCCTGGTACACGTCGGCATGCCCGGCAATGCCGGGCTCCCCAGCCCGGATCTGCTCGACGGTGAGCCGCCGCAACGGGATCCCGTAACGGTCAGCCCACGCGCGGAACAAGCCTGCGGCGTTCGCGATGACCGCCCGCGAGTAGTCGTCGTCCCACTCGTCGGCGGTCTGGCCGGCGTAGCCGACGAGCTCGGCGTGAAGCCCGTCCGCGTTCGCGTTCTCCGCCCCGTAGGCGGTGTCCTTGTCGGCTACGGATCGCACCATCGAGTCGTTGTCGACAGTGACATGCACCGACGCGGGCCGGTCGGTCGTCGCGAAGTAGTTGGCGAGCCGTTCGGCACCGTCGTTGAGCTCGGGGAACTCGGGGGTGTGGACGACGAGGAGACGGATCGGCCGTAGCCGACCAACCCGGTACCAGCGGGCCGGGACGAACGGGATCGCGTCCAGGTCAACGCTCATCGGTCCTGCGACTTCTCGTCTGGCTGGTCGTCGACTTCGATGAGGTCGTCGCTGCCGTCGGTGGCGAGCACGAGCGGGATGAGCGCCTCGACAGCAGCGACGAGCACGGTGGTGACGAGCGCGTCGGTGAGGTCGCGGCCAGTCGCTGTCTTGAGCGCAGCGTGTGCGTCACGCAACGCCTGATGCGCGTAGATGCGTCCGAGGTCGCTGGGGTGCTCTTCGACGTCGATCCAGGTTTCGTCGACGAGCTGCCCGTCGGTGAATGTTTGGACGAGTTCTCGTCTGGTGCGGCTCATGCGAACCTCACTCGGAATGCGATGTGATCTAGGGAGATATTTCCGGTGCGGGTCGAGTCGAACGGGTCGGGAAGCGCACCTGTCACCGAGGCGCGGAACGTAGCGACGAACGGGGCGTCCATGCTGGTTCCACTTGTCCCCCGCCAGTTTCCCGGATAGACGTTTGTCCCAAACAGGGTGCACGCGCTCGCGCCACCCTGCTGCACGCAGGAGAACCACACGCGTCCGGGCCCGATGGTGAGCGGCGACAGTGTCGCCTCCTTGATGCCGGTGCTGTCCGATGCGACGGTGCCCGCATCGACGAGCAGCGCGTCAGGGAACCCGCTGCTGTCGGCGTACACGCCGAGGCGCACCACCGACCCGGCACCGCCCGCCACGCCGACACGAACTGCGAGACGGTCGATGGTCACCCGCCGGGGGATCCAGTGAGGCATCGCGTACAGCCGGGCTTCTGTCAGTGTGCGATTGTTATAGATCTGGCCGATCGTCGCGTACTCGCCCGTCATGTTCCCCGGCCATCCAGCGATGCCGTCCGGAGCGAAATCCATCACAGCCTTCGCGAGCTCGGCGACGGTCATCCGCCAGTTGTCGCCCGCGGCGACGATCTCGACGAGATCCGACGCGGTTGCTTGCGCGGCGGTACGCGCAGTGAGGTCCGTGACCTTCTTGTTCGTCATCCGAGCGGCACCTCAGGAGTCGACTGTGGCTCGATCACCCGGCCTGGTGGCTGCACCGACGCGACGAACGTCGCAGGCTCCGTGTCGTTCGGCCCGAGCGTCGAGCGGGTTGATGCGAGCACCCCGGCGAGGGCACCTGATGCGCCTGCCCCGATCGCGATCAGCGCATCCGGCGGGCGCTTGTCCATCGCGACGAGCACCATCCCGCCGGCGACGACCGTGAACGCGATGATGACGAGACCGACCACGACCGTCAGGACCGTCGTACGAGATGTCATGGGCGCATGTCCCCCGTGTGTGCGATGATGTGCGGGCGGGTTGAGATCGCCTGCTGGCGGGCGTAGGGTGACGGGGATGAGACGCTGGGTTGCCGGGACCGTCGCGGGTCTGCTCGCCGCCGGATCGGTGGGTGTGGCTGCTGCGCTGCGCAGCGACGATCACACCTCGGTGCGGATCAGCCCGGCGCGCGAGCTCATCGAGCCGCCGCCGGTGTCGATGGTCCCGCTACCAGCCCTGCCTGCTACCGAGCCGGCGCCGACCGCACCTGACGATCCTGGACCGTCGGTGACCGCTCCGGTGCCCACTCCTGCACCTGGCCCTCCACCAGCACCAGCACCCGAGCCGGAACCGGAGCCTGCACCGGCTCCTCAGTCGATCTGCGATTCGGCTCTGAGCCCGGAGTGGTGTCGGGAGATGGCGAGCCGCCCGCCGCTGCCCGAGCCGCCGCCTCCTGGTCAGCCTGGCTCCTGATCTGCTGCACACGCTCGGGCAGCTCGAACGGCGGGACGGGCAGCGGCTCGAAGATCGGGAGGCTCATCCGTAGTTCCTCGGGTGCGCCACGATCTGCAGGCCGAGGGTGTCAGCTCCAGAGGCGCGCCTCGCCTCCACCTGCACGCGGATCACGGTCCCGACCGCGCCGGACGGAAGCTGGGCGTCGACGGTGCCGGTGCTCGACGTGTTGAGGCCCTTCGTCTCGCTCAACGTCGTGTAGCTGCCGTTGACGTAGGAGCGGACCCGGACGTCCATCGTCGACGTGTGGACGAGTGGGAACGAGCATCCCCAGATGACCCGCACGCGTGGAGCGGTGCAGTACCAGTCGGCGTAGTAGATGCCGTCACCACCGTACGATCCGCTCTGGATCGCCATGCCGGACACGCCGCCGGTGCTGCCCATCGGCACGACGAGGTACGGCAGTGTCTGCCCGCCGTTGTCGACCTCGTACACCACCTGGCTGGCCGCGTTGCGGACCCGCAGCCCGAACCGCTCCGGCGAGAGCTCGCCGATGCGGACACGCTCCCCACCCTGATTGTCGAGGGCCTGCATCCCGTACAGGCCGGGCGCGAACTCCCCCGACTTGAGGACCGGCACGCCGTTCTCCTCCAAGAACGTCAGGGTCCAGCGACCGTCGTCGTCGCGGCCGAGCAGGATCAGGTCGTGCCCGTCGCTGCTCTGGATGACGATCCGCCGCTCGCGCATGACGGCCCGGTCAGCGCCGAGCGTGTACCAGGGGGCGGTCATGCGCCGATCCGGTAGAGCCGCAAGTACCCGGTGAAGTTCGCCGCGGCGCCCGAGTCCTGGAACACCGACACCTTCAGCGTCTCCGCAGCGTTGAGCGGCCCCACCCATGTCGTGCCGACCCTGTCCTGCCAGGCACCGACCGCGTTCCCACCGCCGAGGGAGAACCGGATCGCGGACGCCGCGCCCGGGACGATCTGGCCGAAGCCGGCAGCGCCGGGGTTTGCCGAACTGGTGAGCCCGACCGTGCACGCGTAGAGCCCACCGAGCCCGGACGGGACGGTGAGCGTCGTCGACGGTGCCGTGATGAACCCGTCCGGGTCCGAGTCCTCCGTGTCCCAGGAGATGTCGGTGAGCGTCGTCGCCGGGATCGACTGGTTCGCGTTGCGGCGCAGCAGCACCTGGGTACGTCCCGACGCGCTGTTCCACGCGGTCCGCCTCCACGCCGACCCGTCGTACGAGTAGAAGCGATCCTCCCCCGTGATGTAGCAGAGCATCCCGTCGACCGGCGACGTGATCGCCGAGTCGCGCGCTGACGTCGTCGCGAACGGTGTCACCACCTGATCCCGCACCGACGCGTTCGCCCACGACGCGAGGATCGTTGTTCCCGCAACGATCGTCGTGTACGGCATCAGCCCACCTCCATCACAGCACCGTCACCCGATCCCCACCCGCAGGGATCGGATCCGCATCCAGCCGGACCACCCGATGCTCGGGGGTCACACCGCGCAGCAGCCGCACCGTGTTCACCACCGCGCCGACGTGCCACTGCACCTCGTACCGTGCTGCCGCCTCGGACAGCGCATGCCCGGCCTGCACGCACGACCCGAGATCACCCGGGTCCGAGCCGAGATGCACCGCCCACCGCCAGCCGCTCATCGTCGGATGGCACACCTCGTCGATCTGATGCACGAACGCGCTGACGATCATCCCGGCCCCCACAGGGTCGTGTCCCACGTCGCCGCATCCCACGTGCCGAGCGGGCTGTACGCCGTCGCCGACACCAACGGGAACGTGGTCGTCCAGGAGTTGGCGTCGAAGCGGTGGCGGACCCCGGCGATGAAGCAGTCTCGCGAGATGAGGTCACCGCCCGGTGGGGTGCGCTTCACCGTGATGAGATCCAGCGGCTTGCGGCCGAGGACCTGCGGCCAGAGCGTCGTCGGGTCGCTGCGCGGCGTGACGATCAACGCCACGAACCGCTCCTCCGGGTTCTTGTGCCGGTGCAGGTACAGGTCGGCGAGTCCCTGCACCTGCCCGTCCGTCTCGCACACCAGATCGGTGCGTGTGTACCGCTTGTCGCCGCGCAGCAGGGCCCGCGAATCCGAGTCGGCGGCGATGTTGACCGTCCCGCCCGTGCGGGCGAACGCGACCACGTTCGCGACGAGGTCCCCGTCGTACGCGGAGATCACATCCCGGTAGCGCAGCTCGCCCGGCCCGTCCCCGAACGTCACGACTGGTGTCTTGCCGAGCAGCCCGCCCTGACCGACGCCGACGATCGTGCCGTCCGCGTCGACCCACAACGCGCCGCCTTCGGAGTCCGCGACGAGCTTCAGCTCGGTGACCGTGTTCGCGGCGAGGGTCGTCGCCTGGAACGTGAATTCGCCGACATCGATGGCGCGGTTCCCCTGATGCCCCGCGTTGTTGAGGATGCGATGCAGCCTGGGCCCGAACCGCTCGCCTGCCCCGACCGCGGGCTGCTCGTAGCCGTCGAACCGTGCGAGCGCCGCGAGCTCGTCGACACACTCGACCTTCGTGATGGCGAGGTCAGCGCCACGCACCCACGATTCGGTCCATGACAGGGCGTACCCGCGGAACAGCGGATACTCGACCCCGCCGTAGGCGGCGCGGATCCGTATGGGGGTCCACGGCCGCACCTGGGTCAGGCCACCATCGACATACGGGCCGGAGAGGTTCGACGGGGAGAACCGGCCGTCGCTGTTGTCCAGCGCGAACGAGCAGCTGCCGGCGTTCCAGCCTTCGAGCTCGCGAGAGAACGCGCGGCCGATCTGCACGCCCTCCTGGTGGCGCACCCAGCTGGTGATGTCGGTCCATACCTCGTCAGGACCCCAGATGGCGGTGCCCCACGTGCCGGTGTCCCACACGGCGAACCCGGACCCGGCCGCGAACGCCGCCTCGATCACCATTGACACGCCGTCGTACAGGTCGAGGAACCCCTCGAGGAGCCGTGTGCCGCCAGACTCGAGGAGCCGTACGCCGCCAGACTCGAGGAGCCGCTTACCCATCGGATCTGAGCCCTGCGGTCACGCGAACGCGGCGCGGACCGTCGCCGGCACCGCGCCATTCGACCGCACCCACGACGCCAGCGCCGACACGACGCCTTCCGGTGACGTGTCCCCGTGAACGTGGATCTCCGCGTTCAGCGTCACCGAAGTGCCACCACCCGCGTAGGCGCCGAGCTTCGACAGTGGCAGGACCACCTCGTGCTCGGGGCCCTCGCCGATGACCGCGAGGGTCGGGCCGGTGACGAGCGCGCCGTCCGCGAGGAACGGCACACCAGGGATGTTCGGGATGCCGGGCACCAGCGGGAATCCCCCCGCCCCGGGGAGCCCCCCGAAACCCGGAATGCCGTCGAGCGCATGCTTGACGCGCTTGGCGGCGCTCACGACCGCTTCGAGCTTGTCGATGATCCAGTCGAGCGGCCCCTTGACGTGATTCCACGCGGTTCGGACCGCATCAGCGAGCACGTCGAACCCATTCACGGCTGCTGCACCGACCCATTGGGCGATGTCGACGACCTTCCCGAGTGCCGCCCACAACGCTTCAAGGATGGGTCGGATCTGCTCCCACCGGGCAGAGACGAACCCGGAGATCACCGGCCAGACCTCGACCCACTTCGCGTACAGCCACTGGGCTGCGTCAGCCACCCAGCGGATCGCCGCATCCAGCGCTGCGAGCACAGGGCGGATCACGTCCCATACGGCACTTGCCGTGTCCCGCAACGCCGGCCAGATCGTGTCCCAATGCTCCTGGAGGAACTTGATCGCCGCGATCAGCGCGAAGATCGGAATCGTGACCGGCCCGGTGAGCAGCGCGATGATCGCGGCGATCGCCGGATGGTCCCGGATCCAGGACCACACCTCGTCCCACTTCACGTAGAGCGCCACCGCCGCGGCGACGAGTGCGGCGATCGCCGCGCCGATCAGCACCACTGGTGACGCGAGCGCCCCGATGACGGTGACGAGCCCACCGAGCCCAACGGCCAGCGGGCCGATGGCAGCAGCAGCGATCCCCACATAGGTGATGAGCGACTGCCATCGTGGATCCAGCTTCGCGAACCACTCTGTGATCTTCGCGATCACGCCGGAGACCTTCTGGAAGATCGGGATGAGCGCCTGCCCGAGCTTCGCTTTGGCGTCGTCGAACTTGGCGTTCATTCTCCGCTGCTTGTTCGCTGCATCATCCGCGGTGCGGGCGAAGTCGCCTTGCGCGAGGGCGGTGTCTTCCAGGATGATCGCGTAGCGGGCCTGGGCCTTCGCCGCGTCGGACAGCTCACCGTTCACGTCGGCGAGACCCATCTCCATTGCCTTCGCCTCGACGCGCGCAGCAGACAGGCTCACCCCGAACTTGCGGAGCGGCTCGACCTCGCCGACCAGTCCGGACCGGAGCGCGACCAGCACGTCCTGCGGATTCGCGTTGTTGAACGATGCGAGGTCGGATGCGAGCTGCACCAGGCTCTTGCTCATCGCGGCGGCAGGCTCGCGACCGATACCGAGCGCGCTGAACAAGTTGCCGAACGTCCCCGCAGCCTCGAGCGCGGCCTGCCGGGAGATGCCCATCGCGTCGGCTGCCGTGCGTGACCACCGCTTGATCTCCGCTGCGGAGTCGCCGAACACGACACCGACCTTGCTCAGCGATTCGTTCAGGTCGGAGGCCGCGTCGAACGCCTGCTTCCCGAGCAGCGCGAGCGGCAACGTGACGCCGAGCGACATTCGGGTGCCGAACTGCATCATCTGCGAGCCGAGCGACTGCATCTTCGCGGAGAAGCCGGCGAGGCCGCTTTCGGCCTCGTTCAGCGCGCCACGTAGCCGGGAGACATCCCCGACGATGTTGATCGTGACGGTGCCCTGCGTTGCCATGCGCTCAGCTCCGAACCGTTGAGGGGGCGTGCGTCGTGACGGTCACCGACCGCTGGAGGCACCGCGTGCCGCTTCGACCATCACGTCGACCAGCACGTTGAACTCGCGCAGCGGCAGCTGCCGCAACGACGCGATCGTGTAGCCGGGGTAGAAGCGGCAGAGCGCCGCGAACGTCTCTAGGAGCTCGCGGCGCCTGTAGGAGGGTCCGAGTCGGCGAACGAGACCCGCAGCTTCCCGGCATCCTCGACCGTGAAGTCGGGGTTCTCGGCGCGCATCACCGCGTAGCCGAACGCTCGCAGCACACGGCCCATCGGCCGATCCGGGTTGTCCGGCGTCGGGAGATGCGCGGAGAGGCTCCCCCCGAGCGCGTCCTCCATCCACTCGATCTGCTCGATGGTGAGGTCGTTCAACGCCTCGAAGTTGAATGTCAGGTCGGTCATCGGCTGATCCCTCTCCCGATCGCTGCGTCGATGATGCGCTGCACTTCGTCCCGGTACTCCGGCTCGATGCGTGGGAGCTCGCGTTGCGCTGCCTCCCACAGGAACGGATTCGCCGCGATGGGGTTGCGGCCCTTCCGGTTGCCGGGTGGCGACCCGACGTTCCCGCGACGGCGCCCCCAGTGGATCGCTGCCGCGTACGGCACGGCCCTCCTGCCGGCGACCGCCCGGCCCGAACGCTGCGAGCCGAGCGCACGGACCGACCGCTTCAGCCTGCCGGTGCGCACAGGCACGTACGGCAGCGCAGACCGCACGACGATGCTCGCCGCGTTCTTGTTCGCTGCGGCGAGCGCCGCTGACAGCCCGTTGCCCGCTTGGCGCAGTGCCCGCCGGAGCTCGTCAGCACCTTCGACGCGGATGCCGACCTCGGCCGCCATCTACGAGGTGAGCCGAGCGAAGGATCCCGTGACCGCGAACGGGATCGTGATGCTCGCACGGTCACCGACCGAGTTCGAGACCGGCGCGTACTCGGAGACGTACGCGGCGTAGACCCGTGACGGGTTGGTCGCCCCACGCGCCGCGGATGTCGGCTTCACGTCGATGTAGAACAGGGTGCGGTTCAGGAACCCGGCGCCGAACACCGCGTCGACGTTGCTCGCCGCGAAGTCCTGGTTGAACTCGATCGACAGATCGGCTGAGAGGAGGCCGGGCAGCTGCGTCATGAACCCACCATCGCCGAAGGTGGTGAAGTCCTGCATGGCGCACTTCTCCGACAGCTGGACCTGTCGCACATGGTCCGACCAGTTGGTCGGCGACGTGATCGTGCCCGTGATGGACGGGTTCCCTGCGCCGGGAGCGGTGCCGGTCCATGCGGTCCCGGTGAGCACCGTGGCATTGAGGATGACGAACGAGGGCATGACGACTCCTTGCTGACGGGTGGAAGGGGGGGACTCAGACGACGCCGAACGCGCAGACGAACGACACGGACCCGCTGCCGGTCACCGTCCAGGTGACCCGCCAGTGCGTCTCGGCTGAGAGGTTGCCGGGCACCGACTGGAAGGCGCTGGTGACCCCGGTGACGGTCGGGAACGTGATGCGGTCCGTCGGGCTCGAGAACCCCGCGTTGTCGTCGGACTGCACCTTGATCACCACGTTCGCGAACCCTGAGTAGGCGGTGACGTGCAGCGCGGCGTAGAGGCTCTTCCCGGCGGCGGGGCCGGTCAGCGCGATCGCCGATCCGTTCCCGTTCGCGGTGCGGGCAGTGAGCGGATGCGCGACGACGGCACGGGCAGTGACCCAGTTGTACGGCAGAGTGATCGCCGCGGTCGCGACATCACCGACCGCCCCGTCGAGCGGCCGGTACTCGCCCAGGTTGCCTCGGGCGATCCAGCATGGGTCGCCTGCGGTCACTGTCCCTGTCGGGCATGGCACGACCGTCATCGCGTACTGGCTGCCGACCTGGCCGATCTTGTCGTCGAGCACCCCAGCAGCCTGATCCTGATTCGCGGTGATCTGCGCCTCCCCGGAGATCAGGCCGGGGAGCACGCACGAGTAGCCGCCGTCCCCGTAGGTGGACGACGCCTGCATCTGGCACTTCAGCGGCCCGAACGACACGGACCGGGTGAGCGGCGTCAGGTCGAACTGCCCGAGGTAGACGCGCTCATGCAGCGCGACGTAACTGCCCATGGTCAGGCTCCGGTGGTCGTGATGAGGACGGGTACGACACCGCCGAAGTACCCGTACCCGGCGACTTCCTCGATGCCGAGCGCACGGATCTCGTCGCTCGCCGGGGAGCAGGACACGCCAGACAGCCCGAGTGTCGTGTCTGCCAGGATCGCCGCGATGATCGACTTCGGCGGTTGCAACGACAGGTATTCGTAGAGCGCCTTCTGACCGGAGCGGTCCGACGCCCTCGACGTGAACACGATGCAGTCGAGGTACAGGTCGACAGCACCGGCGCTCATCGTGACGATGCGCAGCCGGTCGAACGCGACGAACAGCGCCGGCGGGTTGAGGTCGTCCGGCACATGGTCGGTGGTGCGAAGCCCGGTCGCTGTCGCGATCTGCGATGCGAGAGCAGTCGCGCATTCCCCGATCGTCGCCATTGTCAGGCCAGCCCGTGCATGTAGCGCCGGTACGGGCGCAGCAGCATCGCCGCTTGGGCTGCCACGCTGTCACGGATCCGCAGCACGCCGAACTCGCTCGATCCTGCGACGCCGAACGGGGCGTCCTTGCTCTTGAACAGGTCGATGGCGACGATCTCGGCGGCCTGCTTCACCGCTTTCGGCACCGCAGGCCATCCCCACTTCGCGGTGATCTGCAGCTGCGGACGGCCGCTGCTCGCGCCGACACCACGCGACAGGAACCGCAGCTCGGTCACTGGGCGTGGTTCCGGGTCGGTGCGCACCAGCGGCTCCAGCTGCACGTCGGTGCCGACGACCAGCGCCGTCTCGAAGGTGCCGTCACCGTCGTCGTCGATCGCGACGGTCGGTGTGGTGCTGCCGTCGAACGGGTCGATCATCGTCGAGTCACCGGCGCGGAGCGCAGGCACCCGGTACGTCCGCGCGCTGGTCGACGCATCCAGGTAGAACCGCTGCTCGCACA